TTGATAATTTTGGTAAATCTAGAACTGAGGTTCCTTTGTTTGTAGAGGAAATATATCCAAGTAGTTTAGCTTACGCATATAATCAAGGTTATATTCGTGGTCTAAATTGTAATTTGATTGCTCTACCTGGTGCTAGAAGTGAAAACCCTCAATCTATTGCTTATAAAGTTACTCAATACAAATCACCAGAAACTCCTTTCTTCGTTTCTGAGTTGAGAGGTAATAAAGTTTATAATTTATTCAAGTTAATTTCTATATCTGATGGTGATTTAGCTAACACTGAAATCAAAGTTTCAATCACGAATATTTCTTTCAACAATATGTCTTTCGATATACTTGTAAGAAACTTCTTTGATACAGATGCTAATCCGATTGTGATTGAGAAGTTTACTAACTGTAACTTAGACCCTGATGATAATAATTTCATAGGTGTTAAAATCGGTACTTCAAATGGTGAGTACGCGTTACTTTCAAAATATATCATGGTTGAGATGGCGGATGAAGCTCCTATTGATGCTTTACCTTGTGGATTCTATGGTTATAGACAAAGAGAATACGGTGATGTAACAGTGAATCCTTCTCCCTATATAAAATATAAAACTAAGTATGATTTTCCTGGTGAGGTTATTTTGAATCCTCCTTTCGGTACAAGTACTGGTGGAAGTAATACTGTAGAATCTCCTGGCGATATCGTTAGAAGAAGTTATCTCGGTTTCTCTACTCAGATTGGTATTGATGAGTCTTTCTTGTCTTACAAAGGAGCTCAAAATCCTATCGATTGGGTTAACTCAGCATTACCTGTTGATGGGGCTAGATGGAATGTACTTTCAAAAGGTTTCCACATGGACTCAGGTGCTACGGTTGTTACAATTGCTAACAGCTTCTTGACTAGTGGTGAAACCGCTTTCGAGTGCGGAACCGCTGATTTTAGAAGCGACCCAGAGACACAAGAGAATCCATATTACTTCATCTATTCAAGAAAGTTCACTACATGTTTTGCAGGTGGTTTTGATGGATGGGATATCTATAGAGAGTTCAGAACAAATCAGGATAGATTCCAACTTGGTTCAAACGGTTATTTGGCAGGTTCTTCACCTTCTCAAAGATACCCAACAGCAACAGGACAAGGTTTATTCAAGAGAATTGTTGTTCAGAATAATACACAAGATTTCGCAAACACTGACTACTACGCTTATTTGCTTGGTATCCTAACGTTTGCAAATCCTGAATCAACTAACATCAACGTGTTCGCAACTTCATCAATTGATTATGTAAATAACTCCAACTTGGTTGAAGAGGCAATTGACATGGTACAATTCTCAAGAGCTGACTCTGTATATATTGCAACAACTCCTGACTACTTCATGTATACACCTGACGGAACAAACTCCTTGGATATAATTTATCCTCAAGAAGCTGTTGATAATTTGGACAATACAGGAATTGATTCTAACTATACTGCAACATACTATCCTTGGATTCTAACAAGAGATACGGTTAATAATACACAAATATACTTACCACCAACGGGTGAGGTTTGTAGAAACTTAGCTTTAACTGATAATATTGCTTTTCCATGGTTCGCTTCGGCGGGTTATACGAGGGGTCTTGTTGATTCAATCAAAGCGAGAGTGAAGTTGACTCAAGAAGATAGAGATACATTGTATCAAGGAAGAATCAACCCTATCGCAACATTTGCTGATGTAGGAACAGTTATTTGGGGTAATAAAACATTACAAGTTGCTGACTCTGCACTCAATAGATTAAATGTAAGAAGATTGTTGTTACAAGCTCGTAAATTAATTTCAGCGGTGGCTGTTAGATTGTTATTCGAACAGAACGACCAAATTGTTAGACAACAGTTCTTAGATTCGGTTAACCCAATCTTAGATGGTATCAGAAGAGACAGAGGTCTTTACGATTTCCGTGTAACGGTTTCTTCTTCACCTGAAGATTTGGATAGAAACACACTTTCAGGTAAAGTTTACCTTAAACCTACGAAGGCACTTGAGTTCATAGAAATTGAATTCTTTATAACTCCAACAGGAGCATCCTTCGAAAATATCTAATATAAGAGGGGGGGACAAAATCCCCCCTTTTTTTAATTTCCTATGAGAAGAATTGTTTTAGAGGCTTTTATTGATGAGAAAACTCCAGAGTTAAAGTATTACGCTTTCGATTGGGACGACAATATTGTTCACATGCCAACTAAGATTTTAGTAAAAGATGATGAGGGTGAAGAGGTCGGTATGAGTACTGAGGACTTTGCTGAAAACAGACAGCAAATAGGAAAAAAAGATTTTGATTACAATGGTCACACAATTGTTGGTTACTCCGATGAACCATTCAAGTTTTTTAGACGTGAAGGTGATAAACAATTTTTGATTGATGCAATGTCCGCAAAGCCAGGACCAGCATGGAAAGATTTTGTTGAGTCTATAAATAATGGTTCAATTTTTGCAATTATCACAGCTCGTGGTCATAATCCAAATATACTCAAAGAAGCGGTTTATAACTATATCATAAACGATTACGAAGGTATAAATAAAGGAGAACTATTAAAGAATCTTAGAAAGTATAGAAGTTTCACAGACGAAGAAAATCTAACTGATGAAGAATTAATAAGGTCTTATTTGGAGTTGAACAAATACCATCCAGTTTCTTTTGGGAATGAAGAGAGTGCTGCAAGTCCTGAACAATTAAAGGTCATTGCGATGGATGATTTTGTGAGTTATATAAAAAGTATGGCTGCGATTCTTAATAAAAAAGCATTCCTCAAAAAAGATGTAGGAAATAAGTTTGTACCTAATAAACCAGTAATAGGTTTTTCAGATGACGACCCTAAAAATATAGAAGTAATGAAAAAACATTTTGAAAATAAACCAGATGCTATTAAAACATATTCTACAGCTGGTGGAACAAAAAAAGAAGTGAGTTAACGATATCATTTTTAAAAATTGAAGTAAATAGAAATATTTTCAATAACCCTATATTTATAGGTAATAAACAAAGAAAACAAAATCTAATATATTATGGCTGATTTACTGATGAAAATGCCAATACCTTACGAACCGAAACGTCAGAATCGATTCATTCTAAGATTTCCTTCGAGCTTGGGTATTAATGAGTGGTTTGTAGAATCGACTGCAAGACCACACATCACAATTGTGGCAACTGAAATCCCTTTCTTGAACACATCTACGTATGTTGCAGGAAGATTCACTTGGCAAACCTTAAACGTTACATTCAGAGACCCAATTGGACCATCTGCAGCTCAAGCTCTAATGGAGTGGGTTCGTTTACACGCTGAATCAGTAACAGGTCGTATGGGTTACGCTGCAGGTTATAAGAAAGATATTGACCTCGAGATGTTGGACCCAACAGGAGTTGTTGTGGAAAAGTGGATTTTGTACGGAACGTTCTTGTCTGATGTTAACTTCAACAACCTAGCATACAATACGGACGGACTTGCAACAATCACAGCGACACTCAGAATGGACAGATGTGTTCTTGTGTACTAATAGTATTTATAAAAAAAACAAATTAATTATATTTAACCGTATAGGACTAAACTATACGGTTAATTTTTTTTATGCAAGACCAATCAAGAGAATACGGACAAAGAGAGATGACACTACCACATGACGTGGTACCTTTACCTTCTGGTGGAGTGTTTTATAAGAATAAAAAGAAATCACTTAAAGTAGGGTATTTGACCGCTCAAGATGAAAACATCTTGATGGCGGGTGGAAACGACCTGACTATAACACTACTCAGAAATAAAATCTACGAACCAGATGTAAGAATTGAAGATTTACTTCAAGGTGATGTAGAAGCTGTTCTAATATTTTTGAGAAACACAGGATTCGGACCCGAAATGTCTTTATCTCTTAAAGACCCCAAAACAGGTAACCCCTTCAACGCAACCGTTATGTTAGACCAACTTTCAACAATTGAGGGTCAAAAACCAAACGAAGACGGGACATTTACAGTACAACTTCCAAAAACAAACTCAACAGTAAAATTGAGACCGCTCAGTTATGGTGAGATATTGGACATTGACAAACAAGTAGAAACATATCCACAAGGAAGAGTTGCTCCAAAGATTACTTGGACATTGAACAAACAAATTGTTGAGGTCAACGGAACTACGGACAAAGGGGAAATCGCAAAGTTCATCGAATCTTTGCCGATTATGGATTCTAAACATATCAGAAAGTTCTTGAACGAAAATGAACCGAGATTGGACATGGTCCGAGTTGTAATAGCCCCATCAGGAGAAAAACTAGCTGTCAACGTTGGTTTTGGGGTTGAATTTTTTCGCCCTTTCTTCTGAGTATAGGAAAGGACAAATTGACGAATACTACTATCTTACAACACTGATGAATGTCAGTTATACAGATTTTGAAAAAATGCCAATTTTTATTAGGAAGTACATGTTGGATAAGTGGATTGAAGAACATAAGAAGGACTGAGAAAAATCAGTCCTTTTGTATTTATATAGAAAATAACCTACTATGTTTCAAATGAGCGGTGAAGACCCGAACGTGAAATCTCTTAAGAGTATCACAGACGAGCTTAAAGACTTAGCGGAAAACTTTGGCGCCCGATTAGGGGACACGATGACAAACCTCATCGTAAAAGGTTATGAAATCAATAAGATTTTCGGACAGACTGGGGAAAGGTTAATTGAGATACAACAAGCAGCCTCAGACGCAATACCATCGATAACAAGACTTGGTGGTAATATTGATAGCGTCGGTCAAATCATGTCCGAAGTTGCAAAGGAATCCCTCAGAAACACAATCGCGACCACAGACCAAATGGAGAAACTCTATGCTACCTTTAGGGTAACGGGGTTAGGTGTGGGAACATTGACCAAGAGTTTTTTAGAAGCCGGATACGGATTGAACAAGGTTGGGGATGAGATGGAGAGCGTAGTAAACTATGTTAGAAGTATCGGGGGAAATGTTGAACAAGTTACAAAATCTGTTGTGAGCAATCTTGACGCGGTTAACAGATTCTCATTCGAAAAAGGTGTAGCTGGTTTTACCAAAATGGCGGCACAAGCTTCCATTTTGAGATTCGATATGCAAAACACTTTGGATTTTGCAGATAGGGTTATGAACCCCGAAGGTGCAATCGCCATGGCATCCGCATTTCAAAGACTCGGTGTTGCTGCAGGAAGTATAGGAGACCCATTCTCCATGTTGAACCAATCCATAACAGACCCATCAGGACTTCAGGATAGTTTAATTAACATTGGTAAACAATTCGTTGAGTTCAACAAAGAAGCAGGTAAGTTCCAAATTAGTAGAGAGGGTGTTTTAAGATTACGAGAAGTGGAACAAGAGGCTGGATTGGCTAGAGGTAGTTTATCTAAAGCAGGTATTGCAGCAGCAGAACTCGATGCAAGATTATCCCAAATAAGTCCTTCGATAAAGTTCAAAAATGAAGAAGATAAGATGTTACTAGCTAACATCGGAAGAATGGGGGATGGCGGTCAATACGAGGTGCAGATTGAACCAGGTGGAGACTATGTGAAACTGAGTCAATTGGGTCAAAAACAAATAGATGAACTTATAAAAAAACAAGCAGAAGCACCAAAAGATATGGAGGAAATTGCGAGAGCTCAAATGAGAATCGACGAAACAATTTCCGCGGATGTAAAAGTAATTAAAAACACACTTCTGTATGGTGCTGCAAGCCAAACAGGTGTTTTAAGGGAAACGCAAAGGTTTGGTAATGTTGCTAGAAATATGGGTGGAGAAGTCTCTGGTATGGCTAGCACACAGGGCACTAGAAGAATGTTTGAAAAAGCGGGAGATGTTCTCAAAGAACTCGGGAAAGATATTTTACAAGGTAGAGGTATGACAAACGCCGAAAAGTATGTCAAGGCATACGAAGGACTCGGCACGGAAGTAAAAGACTTTTTAAAGGAAGCATTCGGAAAGGCGGTAGAAGCGGGGAAAAAAGAACTAAAGGCTGACGAACTCACCTTTATCAAAAACTTCTTGAAAGAACAAGGATTTGACTACAACGATTCTTTAAAAACAATCAACGATAAATTAGAGCAAAACAAAACCCAAACCCAACCAACAACAATACCCTACCAAATGCAACCAGCCAACACTCCAAAACCTTTGGGGATTGATTTCAAACCAGATGAAAAAGTAAGAACAGATTATCAAAAACAGAATGTGCCTGAAAATTTTGTTCGAGGTGATAGAGAGATGGCACAAGCCGTGACAAATGTCAACCAAGAGAACGGGAACATGACAATTACACAAAAAGTCTCAATCGACCCATGGACCATAACGGTAAACGCACCGGCAGGAGTTGACAAACAATATCTAAGTAATGTATTGAACTCTAACGAGTTTAAAGCAGGGTTCACAGAACAAATCATGAAATACATGAAAGTTGATAAAGGGAATCAGACTATGCCACCTTTCGCATATCAAAAAATGGTTTAAAAAAAACCATAATTACCTATTTATAAGAAATAATATTGAGTGGGAAGTCCTTTAGATTTTGTAAGTTCAGACGGTTTCAGAAAAAGGCTCATAACAAGAAACCTTACACCGTACGCTAAAGCGCCAAGCAGACCTACGCTCCCCATAAACGTAGAATACGTTCAATCAGATACCTCCGTACAAGATAGTCCCGACCAGTTAATTGACGAACCATCTTTTGCCAATCAACTATATCCACTTAACCAGTATGGAAATGAGGGTGGATATAAACAAGTACCTGACCCAAATGCACTTCTTAACTCTAAATCAAATGAAGGGGAGTATGGAGTACAAGATGCAAGGATAATCGACGAAGCTTTACCCGAATCACAAAAGTGGAAACCACTCAACACTTTCTCGAATGGTAATCAATTACCAATCGACGGAGCTGAGTTTATATCAAGCTTAGACAGACCTGCAGGATATTCTAACAGGTTCAACAATCAACCATATCCACAGTTCAACTATTCAAGTTATGGTCCCGTTTCAATTCTATTATCCCCTGACCCACAGGGTAGTAACGGGCTATTGAGTAGGGATTCATTTATTGCCAAGTTAGGTGCTGCAACTCTGAGAGATTTATTCCAAAAAAGAATTGCAACGCAGATTGTAAGACAAACGGTCGGAAGGGCCAACGCGTTCAATGTTAGAGGAGGGACAGATGTTTTAAGTATTGTAACAGGAAGAGTTCCAATCATAGAACCAAATTACCAAATTACAATCCCCGCTAACCCGATAATTGCGGCGACAGATTTTGCTTTAAGACTTGCCGGAAGTACAATCCCTATATCACCAATTCCAGGAAACTACTTCGACCCTAACACATCACTTATACAACCTACGACAATCCAACAAATGACTAATGCTTTTAGAAAGTCTGGTGTCGGTAAGTTTTTCAATAGATTGTTGGGTGGTGGGCAGACAGGTTCACAAATCATGTATAATAACATGGGTGGTGGACAAAAGTCACGTTTATTCAATAATATAAATTATAATAGATACAAACCTAGTTTTGACAGAACCTTATTTGACAGACTTGCAGGTGCATTAGTGGGGTCTACAACAAACAATGCAAACTATTACATAGGTAGTTTGAGCTCAGACCCCTCAAGAGTTTTTTCACCAGCAGGAGACATACCAGTCAATTCATATGGTATTGAACAACAGTCACCTGTTTATGGTCCTTCAGAACTCGCTCAACTATATGAGGGTCCAAGTAAAGACATAAGACTTGGAGCAAACGGTCCAATTTACTCCAACGGTGGTGGTATTGAAGGTGGTTTCACTTGGGTATCAAAAAAATATAAAGGTAATGCAGGAAAAACAGTAGGTATTAATGGTGAAATCGTAAACCAAGATGAGGATTTCAAACCATCGTCATACAACACTACAGAATCAACAAACCGCGAGTATACCCAAGGGTCTATATTGGACGATACACAAAGAATTATTGATAGCCAACCACAAGGTGGTAAAAGATTACAACATGTCGGAAACGCTATTGACCAAGTATCAAAAGTATTCAACGACGGATATAAAGAACTCACAAAAGGTTCGAGAGTTTATAAATACGTCGGGGAAATCGGACAAGAAGTAGGTACGGAATATTGTAGAGTTTTCGCAAAAGATGTTCCTTATTTACAATACAACGATTTACAAAAGACGGATGGTGTAGTCACAGAGGGAAGAAGATTTTCTTACTCCGTTTTGGATAAAACTTACAACCTTAACATCGCACCAAACAAGCAAGAAGGGGGACAAGATTCCTCAAACCTTATTAATGGACCAGGAGGTTCAAGCACAAACGCTGCGTATGCAAAGAAATATATGTTCTCACTTGAAAACCTTGCTTGGAGAACATCTTCGACAGCAGGTTTTTCTGTGAATGATTTGCCAATATGTGAAAGAGGACCCAACGGTGGTAGGGTTATGTGGTTTCCCCCTTATGGTTTGACCTTCAGTGAAAATAGTAACGCAAACTGGAAATCAAACGATTTCTTAGGAAGACCAGAACCAATATATACTTACAACAATACATCAAGAACAGGAACCCTTCAGTGGAAAATAGTTGTTGACCACCCTTCAGTTCTGAATGTTATCGTTAACAAAGTATTGGCTAAAGAAACTAATAAAACTAGAGTTGATAGTATTTTAGAATCATTCTTTGCTGGATGTAGAAAATATGATTTATATGAACTAGCAAAAAAATACTACACAATAAATCCTAACGACCTCTATCAATTACAACAGGCAATCAGTTCAAAAGAGCTTACAAGAAACCAATTACAGGCCGTAATTGCTAATCAACAAACAGGGAATAATTCTCCGAATGGTGCGACAAATCCAACACAAGGAAACGTAAGCACAAACCCATTTGAGAAATATGTCAACAATGCCCTTTATTTCGAAAACGATTTCCCGAAAAAGACTGGAACTTTGGATTATAATACTCTTTATAATCAATATATTTCTACCACGAACATTACAACTTACGAGAAAAAATCTCCGAGCACTGCAGAGTCAACAAAAAACTTTTTTGAAAAAGTAGTCAAACCAAATAAAAACAAGTTTGATGAAATGGCTAAAGAATTAATTAAAGAACTTAATCAGGCCGAGTCGGGTTCAGTTACCGTAGTGTTAAACTCAAGTGCTTCCGCACCGGCAACAGTTGCTTACAATAAGGAACTTTCTTCAAGAAGAATATCTTCGGCACGAAGATTTTTCGATGGATATTCAGAATTAAAAAAATATATTGACGGTAGTGACCCAAAGAAAAAACTTATTCTCCAACAAGAAGGACAACTAGGGGAACAATCACAAGTCAAACAATATGACGAAAAGGGTAATGAGGTTGCAGGTAAAACGGTTTCATGTACAGATTCCGACCCACAAGCGGTTGGAGGTGACGTTTCTGTTGGTTCGAAAGAAGTATACACTACGAACGCTATGGCTTGTAGGAGAGCATTCATTCTTAGAGTCGAATATAAATTGAATCAACCCACTAATCCCCCACCACCAGGAAATAAACAAAATCCGATAGGAAATGTTGTACCGTCAACAACTAGAACCCCACCACCTGAAG